TGGCGTCGCGTTCGCCGGTCGAGGCGAACCGGTGCGCCGCCCGGCGGGTGACTTCCTGGGCCCACGGGGAGGCGATCGGCGAGTCGTAGGTGGGGACGTCGGTCAGTTCTCCGATGGTGATCGGCGGGACAGGCATCAGACCGCCCCCCCGTCGAGGTAGAAGACGGTCGAGGCGGCCATCTGGACCGAGGTGTATTCGATCTTGATGGTGTTGATCGCCCCGGCGAAGTAGTTGAGGTACGTGACCGTGGTCGACGGGTTGGGGAAGTTGAGGGTGCCGATCCCCCCGGCGCCGCCATTGACGGTGACCTGCACGTAGCCGACGGTGTTGGCCGGGGAGGTGGCGGTGACGGTCAACGAGAACAGGATCAGCCAGCGGCGGGCGACCGCCGGGGTCACCGGGATCGTCGTCCCCCCCGCCGGTGTCCCCCATCCGGAGGCTTGGGTGAGGGCGCCGAGGTTCACCGGGTAGATCCGCGGTCCGGCGAGGGCGTTGACGGTGTTGGTGATCGGGATCCCCCAGGCGACGGTGTCGATCAGGGTGTGGGAGACGGGCGGCGGGATGAGCGACATGGTCAGCTCCAGACTGCGGTCGGGTCGGGACTGTCCCAGGTGAACGGGGTGGTATCCCAAAAGTTGAGGGTGACACGGTTGGCGGTGGCGCGGGTGGTGCCGACGGTCATCTGCCAGCCTCCGCCGGCGGTGACGGTGTGGGTGATCGAGGAGACGAGCAGTTCGACGGCGATCAGTTCGCGGGTGCCGGCGGTGACCCGTTGGTGGTGGGCGAAGTTGAGACGGTCGAGGATCCGCCAGGCGACGGCGCGCGACAGGTTCGGCTGGTGCGGGTCGAACAGGTGCAGGGTGAAACTGTCGAGGCGCAGGCGGACCGTTTTCTGGTCGGTGTACAGGTCGGTGGCGAGCTGGTCGCCGTCGGCCTGGTTGCGCCACAGCTGTTCGGTTTCGGTGTACACGAAACGGCCGGTCGGCGCCCCGGCCAGCGAGGTCAGCCCGGTGGTGTTCTGCAGTACGACCCGGTCGGCGACGGCGTCGTCGGTGGAGGCGATCAGCGGATCCCAGATGACGGCCTGGGCGGCGAGCTCGCAGGCGTTGTCGGTGATCAGCCAGACAGATGTCTGGTCGTCGCGCCCGTTGCGCCAGTGCCGGTTGTAGGAACGCACGGTGCCGTCGGCGTCGACGAAGATGATCCCGCCGTCGGAGGACACCGCCCGGGCCAGCTGGTCGATCGGCGGGTTGTCGTCGGCGGCGGTGGCCAGAGTGTTCTGCCCGGCGGCGAGGCGGGTGCGCAGGTCGGCGCGTCCGGCGGCGGCGAGGATCGCCGTGCAGCGGGCGGCGGGCAGATCGCCGGCGGCGCCGGCGGTGAACTTGCCGACCGGTTGGGCGAGATCGGAGAACGCGTCGAAGCATTCCCAGATGACGCTGTCGTCGGCGGCCTGGTCGACGCGGGCGATGTGCCCGGCGAACAGCCAGTCGCTGTCGCCCCACAGATCCTCGTCCCAGCGGGCCTCATCCCAGCGGGCGCCGGCGGCGGTGGCCCACAGTTGGATCGCGCTGCCGGGGCCGTAGCGGTTCGGGGTGCCGTCGGCGTTGTAGCGGGACCAGCGGCCGTCACGGTTGTCGAGGCCGACGCGGAGTTGGGCGGCGGGAAGATCGAAGTGGTCGTCGGGTGGGCCGACGGTCAGCTCGAGCCCGGTGAACGAACAGGTCGCGTCGACCCATCCGCCGGCGCCGTCGGCGACGGCGAGCACCGGGCGGATCGGCCAGCGGGCAAGGGTGGCGACCGGGTCGAGGGGGACCGGCGGGAACGGGATGTCATCGGCGCGCATGTGCTGCCGCCGAGCCGTAACGGGTGCCGACGCGGCGGGTCGCGCCGCTGATCTCACGCAGCGCGTCGACCCCGCGGGCCCCGGCGGGCAGGTTGATCGTCGTGTACACCGTCGGAGCGGCAAAGGTGGTGCCGGCCGCCGCCGGTGTCGATTTGGGTAGCAGCCCGAGGGCTGCACCGGTGCCGACGGCCTGGACGATGATCTTGGCGATGCGGTCCCGTGCCGCCTTCTCCAGGTCCTTTTCCGCCTGGGTCGTTTCGGCGTCGGCGATGATCGCCGCGGTGCGTGCCGCCGAAGCCTCGTCGAGGAGCCGTTTGGCGGTGTCGAAATCGCCTGCAACGATCGCCGCTTTGATGTCGGTGGTCTTGTCCGGCGGGACCTGGTTGGCTTCGTTGATGTAGTCGGCGATCGCCGAGCGGGCCTGGGGGGTGGCGAAGTTGGCCTGGTTGAGCAGCGCCTGGTTCATCGTGTCGACCTTGGCGGCGTTGGTCTGCGTCTTGCCGGCGGCGTCGGACTGCTGCTTGGCCAGCGCCGCCTGGGCCTTGGCGGCGTCGATCGCCGCGTCGGTCTCGGCCTCGGTCGCCTGGGTGGCTTCCTCGGATCTCTTGCCGTGTTCCTTGATTGCCTTGGCGGTGGCGATCGCTGCGTCGGCGAAGTTGTCCTCGGCCTTCTCTGCCGATCGTGTGGCGTCGCCCATACCGAACATCGCGTCGATCTCGTCGCCGAGCGCATCGGCTACGTTCTGATGCTGCTTGGCCGAGTTCTCGGCGGCGGCGGCCGATCCTTCCAGCGCGGTGGTCAGTTGGTCGGTCTCCGCGCTGGCGGCTTCTGATGCCTCCGTCGCCGCCTCGATGGCCTTGGCATCTTCCTCCGTCCGCTTGGCCTGGGCATCAGCGGCAGTCGCGGCATCTGACATCCGCTTGGCGAACTCGCCGGTGGCCACTGCTGCTGAGCCACTGGCACCCCCGACACCGAGGAAGGCGTCGGTGACCGCTTTGCCTTTCTCCCCCTTGCCCAACGCATCGAGTTGCTGGTTGAGGACGATCACGGCGGCGTTGACGGAGTGTGCGTCCACCCCGGCGGCTTTCATGCTCTGCGCCCAGGCGTCGATCTGCGGCTTGCCACCTTGCAGCAGTAGAGCCATCGATTCGACTTTCAGGCCCGTTGCGGTGAGTTGCTCGGTGAGGTCGAACCGTCCGAGCAACGGCCCGAAGTTGGCTTCGATCCCGCCCTTGATGGCATCGGAGCGCAGCTTGGCTTCGATCCCCTTGAGCACCGTGTCAGCGCCCTCCAGGGCGCTCTTGAATTCCGTCACCTGCTTGGCGTCGAACGCCTTGGAGTCAGCGATCCGCTTCTGGTGCTCGGCAATCGCCTTGAAGGTCTGGTCCAGAGCGATCCCGGCACCAGCGGCGATACCTGCGCCCTTGGCGAACTCCTTGAGGCTGATGTCACCTTCCGAGAACCCCTCGACCATCTCCGACATCGCCTGGTTGATCGGGGCGAACGAACTGGACAGGCCGGGGATCTCCTGGGTGACGTTCCCGGCGAAGTTGGACAGCGCCGAGCGGGCCGTCTTGGCCGACTCACCGACACGGGTCAGGCCCTCGCTGTCAACGTCGATCGGTGTGGCGTTGATCTCACGGATCTTCGTCTGCACCTTGTCGAGGTCAGCGGTGAGGGCGTTGATCTGTGCCGACTTGACGTCGATCGTCGGCTCGTTGGCGTCGAGCTTGTCGAGGTCACTGATCAGGCCAGCGATCTGGATAGCGATCTCCGCGGCGTTGGTGCCCAACAGGATCGAGGCCGGTGCAGAGGCCAGCTTGTCGGCCTTGGCCAACAGATCGTCAACGCTCTTCTTGGCCTCGGTGGAGTCAGCCTTGATCTGCAGTTCCGGATCGGCCTTGTCGATCGCCTTGGCGTCGGCCAGGGCCTGCTTGGCTTCCTTGTCCTCGTAGATCGCCTTGATCGGGATCTTGATCTCGTCGGCCATTTCAGCGGATCGCCTTCCGTACGGCGTCCTGGAACGCCTTGGGTACTTCGACCTGGGCCCGTTGGACGACCTTGTGCCATGCCCCTCTGCCCGACGCGCCAGGGTGATGCACGGGGACGCCGATCGGATGTTCGTATCCGCCGGCTTTGAGGTAGCGGGTCGTGCGGGCCTTGCCCCGACCTCGGCCGCGGGCTTTGGGGATCGTGTGCGGCTTGGTTCCACTGGTCACCCATACCCACGGCCCGGTCGGTTTGCCCCACACCGTCGCCTCGATCTGGTTGCCCGAGCCACGGATGCGGGAGACGGCGTCGAGCTTGGTGCGCCGGCCACGTTTGCCCAGGGCCACCGGCCCGACGGATGCGCCGACCTCGCGGGCGATGCGTTCCACGACTTTGGTCGCGTCGAGCATCCCGGTGCGCGGCAGTTCGGCGAGAGCGTCGAGGGTGCGAGCCAGGCTCGCTGTGCTCACACCGAAACTTCGGCCGGCTCGGCTTCTGCGGCTTCTGCGGCGGCGGGGGCGGTCGACACCGGGGCGGCGAGCAGCGGCCATGTGGCGGTGGCCGCCGCCGGTGAGCCGTCACCGAACGTGCCGCCGTAGGAACCGGCCGCGCAGTAGGCGTTCCCGGTGACCTTCTGGGTCGGGGCGGCCAGGTTGGGGGTCAGTTCGAACCACACCGGCTTGCCGTCGTTGGACATCGCGAACCAGGACAGCCCGCCGGGGGTGGCCACCCCCCAGTCCTGCAGCCAGGCGAGGTCCAACTGCCAGCCGGTCAGCCCGGGGGACTGGGTGGCCCCGGCGCACCCGGTCGCCGGGATCGTCTGGTACTGGGGTTGGGCGGTGACCACCGCCGAGGTCACTTGGCACTCGACGGACTGGCCGGTGGTCAGCCCGGCCTGGGTGGTGGCCACCTTGAGGATCGGTTGGTTGAGGATGATCACAGTGCGCGGCATGGGTTTGCTCCTGTTCAGCAGTTGGGGTTGGCGATGTCGACGGGATAGGTGACGGTGTAGGCGGGGCATTCTTTGCCGCCGGCCCCGGTGACCAGCCCGGGGGATGCCGGGGCCGCGCCCAGCGTGACCAGCACGACCTCCAGGCCGTCCTCGAGCTGGGCGGCGGCGCGGGCGTCACCGGGCGGGGCGACGACGACCCGTACGGGGATCGTCGCCGCCCAACCGCCGACCCCGGCGGCGCCTTGCACGGTGGCCAGGTCGACGAGGATGAACGGGGGTAGGGCGGTGGGGTCCAAGGTGACCCCGTGGGCGCCGGCGGCGGCCAGTTTCCCGGCGTACTCGGCGCGTTTGTCGGAGAACGTGCTCACCGCACCAGCCAGCCCGACATCCGCTGCCGGCGGCGCAGCACACCGAGCGCGCCGCCGGTGAGGGCGGCCAGTCCGGCGGCGTCGTCGACCTGGCCGCGGCCGATGCCGAGCAGCCGTTTGATCGTCCCCCACGACCCGCCGGTCGGCTGGAAGTTGGACAGGTCCTCGAAGCTCTGGTAGCTGTCGGTTGAGGCCCGTTCGCGCCACAGGGCGGCCGCCCAGATCGTGGTCCCCATGGCGATGTCGGCGCTGGGGGCGGGGGCGGCGGGGTCGGGCGGGTCGACGTAGCCGGCGGCGGCCCGTTTGCGGAAAGCGGCGGCGTTCGCCGCGCCGCAGCAGGCGACCACCCAGTCGTCGGCGGGGTCGATGTCGACGCCGGGGCCGAGCATCGCCGACAGTTGGGCGGGGTCGGTCCAGACGGTCACGGCTGGGTGGTCTTGGTGAACGCCCCCGGGTACTGCACGCCGAGCGCCCCGTAGCCGTAGACGGCGACGTCGAGGCCGAGCTGGGGGACGTTGATCGCCCGCAGGTTGAACGGGGTCCCCGGCAGGTCGTACCAGGTGGCCCCCTGACGGTGCCCGGCGAGGTAGGTCTTGGCGGGCAGGTTGGGGTCGACGAACGCGGTCAGCCCGCCGGCGGTGACCGACGGGGTGAACGACCCGAAGTTGACGGTCCCATCCCAGAACGCCGGGGCGTTGGCCTGGGTGACCGAGATCAGCCCGACACCGACGTCGTAACTCATGGCCATGAACAGACCGCCGGGCGGGGTCGTCGCCGGGGACAGGGCGCCGATCAGTTTGGCCATCACCTGAATGAACGAGTCGCCGGCCAGTGTCGTCACCGCCGTCGCCGCGGCGAGCAGGGTCGTCACCGCGTAGGTGTCGGTCTTCTTGGCGTAGTCCATCGCCGCGGCACGGATGTAGTCCTCGACGAAGCTCGGCGAGCCGAGATCAAGGGTCTGCTGGGAGATGTCGTTGCCGCCCGCCCAGGTGGCCACCGAACATGAGGCCGGGGTGATGTTCACCACCGTCGAGGTGATCTCGGCTTTCTCGGTGGCTTGCAGGCCGACGGTCGGGGTGGTCGTCCAGCGGTTGAACGTCTTGTTCGGAAAATCGCCGCGTTGCAGATCCCCCTGGCGGAGGGCGTCGATCAGCGGGGTCCCCCAGCCGATGATCTCGATCAGTTCGGCCTGGTAGCCGGGGCGTTGCAGGGCGCCGACGTTGTTCGTCCCGACGAGGGTGATGTCGGCCAGCGCGGCCTGGATCCCGGAGCCGAGCGCTCCTTGGGCGCGCAGCGCGGCGGCGGCGTACTGGGCGGCGCGCGGGTCGTGCTGCCCGGCGGTGATCTGGGCGGCCAGCCCGGACAGGGTCAGCCCGGCGAACGGCGACTGTTGGCGGCCGGCGGAGGGGTGGCGGCGGGCGGCGGTGATCGGCACCGGGCGGGCCAGCGTTTCGACGGTCGGCGCCGGCGGGGTGTCGTCGTCGTCGTCGTCGGGCGGGTCGTCGGGGGCGTCGGTGGCGAGCGGCGCGTCGAGCGGGTCGACGTCGTCGAGGTCGAGGGTCGGGTCTGGGTTCATCGGGTCGGGCCTTTCATGTGATGCGGTGACGGTGGCGACGCGGGCGTCGGTGTAGGCGCCTTGGGAGAGCAGCGACAGTTCGCGCCAGTCGGCGGCGTAGACGTGGACGATCCCGCCGGCGTCGACGTCGAACTCGGTGGGGTCGGCGCCGACGGAGAACATCGACAGGGCGCCGTCGGCGGCGAGCACCAGGGCGTGGTCGCCGTCGGGGACCGCCGAGATCCGGCCGACGGCGTGCATCTGGGTGCCGTCGTCGTGGGCGTCGACGACGGTGCCGATCGGGCGGGTCAGGTCATGGTCGCGCAGCAGCACCGGGCGCGCCCCGGCGTCGAGCGACCCGGGGTGGAAGACGACGGTCTGCCCGGTGGACACGGTCCCTTCGACATCCCAGGGGACGGCGACCCCGGCGACGGTGCGTCTGGTGGCCCCGGCGGTCACCGCCGCCCCGGCGAACGTCGCCCGGATCGTCCCGGGGGTCTGACCGGCGCGGATCACGGCAGCCCCCCGGCGGGTGGCGGGGTGGTCGGGTCGGTGATCTGCAGGTCGTTCTGGGTTTGGGTGTCGGGGGCGGTGGTGAACGGGTTGCGCAGCCAGGCGTTCTGATCCAGGCGGATGGCGTTGCCGCGGGCGATCACGTTCGGCCCGGACAGGGTCTGTTCGATGCATCCGATGTACGGGGCGGCCCCGAAGTCGATCAGGTCGCCTTTGGCCTGCAGGGCGTTCTGGTAGGTCATCCCCCCACCGGCGGGGGCGCCCACGAGGTAGGGGGGGACGTTGCCCAGGCGGGCCAGTTCGAGCGCCTGATAGGTGCGCCCCTCGACGAGCTGCATCTTCGAGGCGTCGTAGTTGACCTCCCGGTAGCGGAGGTACTTGTTGACCGCGGCGGTCGTGTTCATCTGCCGCGACAGGGTGAACGTCGCGGCGAGCTCGGCGAGCTCGGTGGCGGTCATGTCCTCCCCGCCGTCCTGTTCCTCGAGCACCCCGGCGGGGACTTCGGTGCCGGCGAACCGGTCGGCGGCGTCGTCGAGCTGCAAGGCGATCGAGATCGCCCGCCACCCGTTGGACAGCAACCCTTCGATCGGCGACTGGAACTCGATGATGTTGCCCGGGTCGACTTCGCGCCGTTTCCCGGTGATCTCATCGGTGACGATCACCGTGCCGTCGTCGCGCAGGTCGAGGTTGCCGGGTTTGACCCGGCGGAACGACGCCGGCCACCCGCCCGACGTCTGGGCGTAACGGTCGAGGATCTCCCAGTGGGCGACCTCGTAGAACAACAGGTCGTCGACGGTCCAGGCGAGCATCCATTGGCGGGTGCGGTCCGGGTCCGGGCGCTGGAACCATGACGGGCCGGGCATCTGCCGTTCGACGATCGGCGTCTGGTTGGCGTCGACCGACCAGAGGGTGAACGGCAACGCGCCAACCGACGTGCAGATCAGGTCGCGGCAACGCGAGATCGTCGGCAGCGACATCGCCGCCGACCGGTCGAACCACGGGGGGGCGACCCCGGCCCAGTCGACCGGGGCGAGCGGCGGGGCGCCGAACACGCCGGGGCCGACCGCGACCCCGGCGGCCGAACCGCGCCCGATCGCCACCCGCCCGGCCGCGGCGGTGACAGCCGGGGGCCGTGGGGCGCCCACCCACCAGTCACGGACCCGGCCCACCGGTCAGCTCGAGGAGTCGTCGTCGTCGACCGGGGCGTCACCGCCGGATTGCAGGTTGTCGTGCATCTCGGCGGTGATCGCCCCCCCGAGCGTCGGGTCGTCGGGGTACTCCGGCCACACGTAGGTCGGGGTGGACTTCTTCGCGGCTGCCATGGGCGCGACGTTGGCGGCGATTACCGGCGGAAAGCGAGGATCGGCCCCGAAAATAGATTACGGGCGGCGCTGTGTGCCCCGTACAGCCCCGGAAACGGGGCGTCGGCCATGGGGGTAGCCCGGGTTTGCTTCTGACGCAGCTGGCGGGGTCACCACAGCGGCCCGGCCGGTCTTGTGACGTGACGCGGTCGACCAGGCGGCCAGAGTGACGGCGACGAGCGGGGAGATGTCCACGGTCGACAGCCGGCGGGCCCACAGCCAGCCGTCGCCGAGCGGGCGGCGGGCGGCCCCGGCGACGGCGTCGTCGAGCACCGGCTGCCCGCGGTGGGTGAGGGTGCCGGCAGTCAACCGGTCGAGGAACGTGCCGCAGGCGCGGGCGTGGTCGGTGGCCCCGACCGGGGTGACAGCAACCCGGGCGCGGGTCAGCTCGGCGACGATCGAGGCGGCGACCAGCGAGTCGGCGAGCACGACCGCGCCACGGTGCGCCTGGCGGGCGTTGCGTACCGCGGTGGCGATCCAGCCGACCCCGGGGCGGTGGTCGATGACTTCGACGGCGACCCGGTCGTCGTGCCAGCCGGCGGCGGCGATCGACGCCGAGCTTCGGTCGCGGGCGACGTCGACGGCGATCGCCGTGACTTGATCCGGGCGGGTCCCCGGTCGGGCGGCCGCTTTCCACAGCTCGACGTCGACGCCGCCGGCGGAGAGCACTGTGGACGGGCGCGGCCAGACGTTCAGGTAGGCGCGCTCGAAACTGGCGTCATCGCGGCGGGTGGCCCATTCGTGGGCCAGGGCGTCGAGGGGGAACCCGTAGCCGGCGGTCGGGTGGGCGCGGGCCCAGACGTCCGGGTTCCCCGGGTCGTAGCCGGGGTCGGTGGCGTCGGCCCCGTAGTCGAAGATCGCCACCCCGGGTGACGTCTCACCCATTGTCAGCCAGCGATCCCACCATGTTGATTCGATCGTTCCGCCGGCGGACACGATCCATAGTTGCCGCCAAGGTCGGGTGAGCTGGGCGGGTCGGATCGCGGCCTCGAGCGCTTCGCCGCGTTCAGTGTCGAACGCCCATGCCTCGTCGACAATGACGAGATCGGCGTTCATTCCGTGGAGGGCGTCTTTCTCCGGGGCGAACATCCGGACCCGCGACGACCCGGAGCGGTGCTCGACGGTTTCGCGTCCCTCGGAACGTCGCAGCCGGTAGATCTTCTCCATCTTCGGGCGGCCGTCGATCACCGGGGCCCACTCGGCGCGGAACAGTTCGGTGCAGGCGGTGCCGGTCTGCATCGTGTACCAGGCGCGGACGTCGCGGCGCAGGTTCATCCGGTCGAACGCGGTGGCCAGCATCAGCGCCGACTTGCCGGCGCGGCGGGGAACGGACAGAACCACGATCGGATATCGGAACCCGTCGCCGCGTTCGTTGAGTTCACCGGCGACGTCGGCCACTTCCCACTGCCAGGGGAACGGCAGATGCAGCAGTAGGCGTGTGAGATGGGCGGCGACGTCAAGGCCGCGGGTCGGGCGGTCCGGATCGCGGGACGTTGCGCATCGCGGCGATGACAGCGGCCAGCTCGTCATCAACGGCGCCGGCGCCAGGATCTCGGTCACCACGGAGCTTCAACAGGACCGGCACC